AGCATCCCTGATAGTTGGATTAACCCAAAGAAGAGGGAGAGTTTTGACTGACATTAGCCGTAAAGACGAAAGGCGCGATAGGTTTTTAAGGAAGAAGAAGTTTAAGAAGATTAACTCTGCTTCTAAATTAAAAGATACTAAGCGCAAAGAACCCCCCATTAACCTTTATACAGAGATAGAACATGAACCGATTAAATGACGCAACACCATCCGATTGGGATAGAGTACGTAAAGAACATCCTGCTATTGATAAAAGCACAATAGACAATCAGCCTTACATTGATATGGCTATGAAAGAAGCACATGAATATGGACACGAAGAAGCTATACGAACTGCTTTAAAGGATCTTGCAACTAGGAAGCCTTCGCTTGAAGATGTAGTCAACAAGCCAAAGCATTACAATACTGGTAATATAGAATGCATTGAAGCCATTGAAGAGTCTATGTCTTCGGTAGCTTTCAAGGGTTATCTCAAGGGTAACTGTATGAAATACCTTTGGCGCTATGATTACAAAGGCAAGCAGGTAGAAGACTTACAAAAAGCTATGTGGTATCTAGCATTATTAACAGACAAAGTAACCAAGGAGAACAATTAATGGATCAGTATCAACAGTTTATACACAAGAGCCGCTATGCACGTTGGATGCCAGAGCATAGCCGTAGAGAAACGTGGGCAGAAACAGTCTTTCGCTACGTGCAGTTCTGGAGAGATCGTGAGCAGATTACAGTCAAGGAAGGACAAGAGTTGTATGACGCTATCTTTAACCTAGAAGTCATGCCCTCTATGCGATGCATGATGACAGCAGGTGTAGCACTGGACAAAGACAACGTAGCAGGATTCAACTGTAGTTACCTACACATTGATTCTCCGCGATCCTTTGACGAGTTGATGTATGTTCTTATGTGTGGTACAGGTGTAGGCTTTAGTGTTGAGCGTAACTTTATCAACAAGCTTCCAGAAGTTGCTGAGAGTTTCCACGATACTGACAGCGTTATCATGGTGAGCGACAGCAAGATTGGTTGGGCATCAGCCTTCCGCGAGTTGATTGCTATGCTCTATGCAGGTAAGATTCCTAAGTGGGATGTTAGTCGAGTGCGCGGTGCAGGAGAGAGACTAAAGACCTTTGGTGGTCGAGCATCTGGCCCTGATCCTTTAGTAGACTTGTTTAACTTTTGTATTATAGTGTTCCAGAAAGCATCAGGACGTAAGCTAACCTCCATTGAGTGTCACGACATTGTGTGTAAGATTGCAGACATCGTAGTCGTAGGTGGTGTTAGACGATCAGCACTCATTAGCCTATCTAATCTTTCAGATCAACGTATGGCTAAAGCTAAGTCAGGTGATTGGTGGAGACATGAAGGTCAACGTGCATTGGCTAACAACAGCGTAGCGTACACAGAGAAGCCTGACTTCTCCGCTTTCTTGTCTGAGATGCAGACTATGTATGAGAGTAAAGCAGGTGAGCGTGGTATCTTTAGCCGTGTAGCGGCACAGAAGATTGCGGCTAGGAACGGTAGGCGTGACGCTGATCAAGACTTCGGGACAAATCCCTGTTCGGAGATAATTTTACGATCTAACCAGTTTTGCAACCTTAGTGAGATTGTTGTCCGGTCAAGTGATAACCTTGAAAGTCTTAAAAAGAAATGTCGTATTGCGGCTATCATCGGTACTCTTCAAGCAACACTTACTGACTTCCGTTACTTGCGTAATGTGTGGAAGAAGAACACAGAAGAAGAAGCATTGCTTGGTGTGAGCATGACAGGCATTATGGATCATAGCGTTATTGGAAAATCTACAGATAAGACAGCCGAATGGCTAGAGGAAATAAAAAATGTGGCTATTAAAACTAATGAGGAATGGGCTAAGAAGCTTGGAATTAATCAGTCTACAGCTATTACTGCTGTTAAGCCAAGCGGTACTGTATCTCAGCTTGTTGATAGTGCCTCTGGTATTCACCCTCGTTTTTCTAAGTACTATGTCAGAAGAGTACGCTCAGACAAAAAAGATCCACTTGCAGTCTTTATGGAAGACAAAGGATTCCCAGTAGAGCAGGATGTTATGTCACCCTCTTCGTCTGTCTTTAGCTTCCCTGTTAAAGCTCCTAAAGGTAGCGTGACAGTAAAAGAAGTAGGCGCTATGCAACAGCTAGAACTTTGGAAAGCTTATCAGAATCACTGGTGTGAGCATAAACCAAGCATCACTGTATACTATACTGACAGCGAGTTCTTGCAAGTAGCTCAGTGGATATGGGACAACTTTGATCTTTGTAGCGGTATTAGTTTGTTGCCAGTTAGTGACCATGTTTATCAGCAAGCTCCGTATGAAGACATAGATGCTACTAGATATAAAGAACTTCTAGCGTCCATGCCTAAGGGGGTTGATTGGCAAGACCTTGGAAACTTTGAAATGGAGGATAACACCACAGGTTCTCAAGAGTTAGCGTGTGTGGGTGGAGCGTGTGAAATTGTCTAACAAAAGAGAAGCCAACATCTTAGGCTTTAGAATACTGGTGAATGATCGGGGGCATGTCGTTACAGAAATGAGCGGCATCCCCGAAAAGGATCTTCATCTAGCGTTCAAGGATGATGAATTGTTAATGATAAGAAACATTGTACAACTTACGAAACAAAAACTAGAACCGCTCCACAAGTATTTAGAAGATGAACTAAATGCCTTGAATCATGGAGCGGGTTAACCCATAAAGATGTTGCCCATTATGCAGAAACAACATATTAAATTAATTATAACTAAGGTTGTTCTTATGATTGCTACGTTATCAGCTTCGGAATCTGTGTCCCCCACTCTTTCGCCTAGACTCAAGGCCCACAGCTTCCAAAACTTTTTCATAGTTAATCACTTTAAGTTATTTCTTTGACTTAGCACCCGAACATTTCCAACGCTTGCGTGACAAGTTGTTGGGGGTGTTCGGATCGTTTTGTTTCTTTTTAGATAGTCCTTTCTTTATGCCTAAACTTCTGGCGCAGTAACTATCTCCTTTCGATGTACCTGCCCTAACTCTAGAGCCACCATCTTTTGCTTTCCCTGCTTGACCATAGCTAACCTTCTTGCCACTGGCCGTTATCTTTACTTTAGCTTTACCTTTTCTGGGAGTTGCCATATCTAGACCCTATATGTTTTGGTTTTCTTTGCAATCTTTTTAGGCTGTGCGCTGTGCTGTTTGCCTGCCTTTGTGTCTTTCTTTTTCTTTGCCGTAGTTGCTGCATACTGAGCAGGTGTCAAAGCCTTTATAGCTTTCTTAGGCAGATAACGCTCTCCGGTTTTAGCACTAGGCTTTCCAGACTTTGTAGTCCAGTCTTGCCCTGTCCATTTCTTTAAAGACTTCTGAGATTTTTTAAGAGCCATTACTTCTTTGCCATTGCTTGAGCTTTCTTAGACAAGTCTTTTAAATGAAATAACTTTACACTCGTTTTGGTGTGTGACTTGTTAGTGTGCAAAGTACCATCAGCCATTTTGTGGCTAGAACCTTTATGCTCTGTACCATCTCTCTTATAATGTTTAACACCTTTCATTTGTAACCTCCTCCTGCTGCTTTGTATTGTTTGGCAAGCATCTGAGCTTTCCTAGCTGACCACTGCCCTGCTTTACCACCACTTGTTCCTGCTTTGATTTTATTAAATAATCTTTTACGCATAGCAGGCTTCGTGTAATTCCCTGCTTCGTTTACTTTTGATTTTGCTTTTTTCTTTTCTGCCATTAGATAACTCCAAAAAATATAAAGGCTATGTACATTGTTAGTGGCAACACCACAAGACCGCCTGTTCCCCACAAGAGGATTGTCCAGAATAGTGTAATGTTCTTTGCTCTTTTGTGTTTACGCATACGTTCTTCTTTATCTCTAGCTCGTTTACATTCAGCCTGAAACTGCAACCAATCCTTATACATGTCTGCCCGTCCCGCATAGATCATATATTCTTTGAGCCATTCTTCTTGCTCTTTGATTTTTTCAAGCTCCATAAAACATTGCAGTTCTTCTTTGCCTCCACCCTTCTGAGCCTTTTTAACAATAACTGACTTGTTGTCAAAGTACTGCGTGGCTTGAGCCGACACATCGTATAGTTCTTTACCGTTGGACAGTGCGCTCTTTATAATATTAAACGCTGCGTTAGCTGCCGCTATCTCAGCAAGCATTACCTTTCCCTCTGAACGCCTTTGACCTTCTCTGCTGTACGCATGGCCCCAAGACCTAACATTCCCATAAGCACACTTGTAAGAAGTGAGCTATCAACGGGAGGTACGACAACCCAGATGCCAATAATAGGTGCTAAAATTGTAGAGTACATTAAAGCGAATCCGCAGATCCATCCAATAGCAGGGCGCCAGCCGGCTACGAACAAACGTGTGTGGGCTGCTTCTGTGGCATTGACTGTCAGTTGTCCCTTGGCAAGCTCCAAGGCATGCTTCTCAGACATCGTTGCTATCTCATGCGCTAGAGCATTGCGCTGATCTTTGTCTTCTACAAATTTTCCAATAATCCCTGTAATTGGCCCTATCAATTTGTCTAACATACGTTCCTCCTTAGTAGCACCAACACACTGGTGTAGTTGTGCGGGTATCAACATGCACAAAAGTCTTTGCAACGCCAACAGACATGCCTAGTGTTGCTGCGTGTTTAACAATTGCTAAACGCTCAACGCCTCCAGAGACTTTGATGTCTGCTGCAATTCCCTGTGCGTGGGTTCCTGCTTTTGATTTTCGTTTCTCTATGCTGTGGTTCTTTGACCTGAAGCCACTTGTAATAATAAACGGAAAGCCACAGGTTTCTCGTAGTTCGTCTAAACAATGTATAAACGCTTCTGACATTTCATTCTCGCCCGTTTCTTGGCAGTCAAAGTCTTCTAGCTTAAAGTATTTAAAGTTATTCATAATCCTGCAACTACTTTTTCTGCACGTTTTTGTTCTTTCATATCTAACTTCCCTAAGTTAATTTCTACTTTACTTCCTTCTCCTTTTCCACTTCCTAGTTGGCTTGCAACATTTCTAGCTTGAGCATACGGACTAAAGCCTGCATTTTTAATTCCTTTTACAAACTGTAAAAGATTAAAAGCTCCAGTACTATCGTTAAAGTTATAAGTATCTGTAACAACTGATTCGCCTTTTTCATTTATTATTATGTTAGCTTGACCTAATGTAGTTTTCATAGAGTAAGCAGGATCATTTAATTTCTTAAAAAAATCAATAATTCCACCACCGCCACCAACATCTGCGTACTGTGACTGTCCTTTTCCTTCTGTACTATAGTCAGCATATTGAAGATTAGTTTTTCCTTGAAGAGCTTGAGAAGTTAAAAATTCTAACTCTGGTGTTAACAAATCTTTTTCTGTAAGAGGTTCTTCGCCGCCAGTAATGTCATATAAAAATTGTCTAATCATTGTTGGGACTTTGTTTTTCTTGTCTTCAGCAGCTATTAAATTTTTCAAGTCAGGCTCTGGAAGTTTAAGAGCTTCTTTTATACCTTTAGCATCTAGTTCAGGCATGTCGGGCAGTTCTATAGAAGGTTCGTTAATAGATTCTGTAAGGTTTTTAGTAGCTTTAGATAATAAACTTTTTAAATCTTCATAAGCATTACCCACCTTAGA